CTCTTTGGGAGCAATTAAGTTTTCATCAGTAACTGGGTCAGTTTCAATTGGAGAAAGAGTAAGTCAAACTATTACTGGAGAGACTGCTAAAGCTAAAGCTTTTGTTTCCTCATATGATACAGAAACAAATGTCCTTAAGTATTTCCAAGATAGGACATTATTCTTAAATCAGACTGACTTTGACACTGTAGATTATGTTGGTGTATCAACCTTGTCTAAGGTTCTAGACTTTGCTTCATCGGCAAATGCTGTAACTGGCACTGGAGGTTTCTCAGGTTCTATTGACACTGCTTTCTCAGGAATAAGCACAAATCCAACAGGAACAAAACTTATTTCTCTTGGAGCACAGTTTACAAATGGGATTGCTTCACCTGAGATAAATAAAGGGTCAGGAGATATCATTTATCTCGATAACCGTCCCTTGATATCAAGAAATTCTAGACAAAAAGAAGACGTTAAAATTATCCTGGAATTTTAAAAAATGCCACAGAAAACGAATCTCAATATAAATCCATATTATGACGATTTTGATAAGGAGAATAATTTTTATCGGGTTTTATTTAAACCAGGATTTCCAATCCAGGCTAGAGAGTTAACTACTCTACAGTCGATACTGCAAGACCAAATAGAGTCTTTCGGTAGTCATATGTTTAAAGAGGGGTCAATGGTGATCCCTGGAAATGTTAATTATGACTCCGAATACTACTCAGTAAAGATAAATGAAGAGCACTTAGGTATTAGTGTTTCTGCCTATGCATCTAGTTTGGTTGGGAAGCGTCTTAGAGGAGAGACATCAGGAATAGTTGCTGTAGTTGATAGATATTCAGCAGTTTCTGAAGTAGATGGAATTGATTCGCCAACTCTCTTTGTAAAGTATTTGAATTCTGGAAGTGATAATGCAGTTGAATACTTTACTAATGGAGAAGTGCTTCTTACAGAAAACGCTTTCACATACGGAAACACTACGGTAAGTGAGGGTGAAAGTGTAGTTACACTAGTATCACAAAGTGCTTGTGCTAGAGGATCTTCAGTTTCTATAGGAGACGGTGTTTATTTTATCAGAGGCACCTTTGTGAATGTGTCTCAGGACAGAATAATCCTTGACGCATATAGTGGCACCCCATCTTACAGAGTTGGTCTTACAATACTTGAAGAGTTAGTAACTGCTAAAGACGAATCTTCATTATATGATAATGCCAAAGGATTTTCTAATTACGCAGCACCTGGTGCTGATAGACTAAAGATTTCTGCAACATTATCTAAGAAAAGTCTAACAGATTATACTGACAAGACTTTCGTAGAATTAATTAGAATTGATGAAGGTGAAATTAAGAAGTTGCAGGATAAATCATCCTATAACTTGATTAGAGATTACTTTGCTAAGAGAACTTACGAAGAATCTGGAGATTATTCTGTAGGTAAGTTTGGTGTAGAAGTCAAAGAATCACTAAATGACGGAATATCAAATGAAGGTGTTTTCAATGAAGGTCAGATTACTGACCAAGGAAACACTCCTTCAGAAGACCTTGTATCTGTAAAAATATCTCCTGGAAAGGCATACGTCAGAGGATATGACATTGAAACAATTAGCACCACTGTCATTGATGTAGAAAAACCAAGAGATACACAAACAGTAGAAAACTCTTTAGTTCCTTTTGAGTTTGGCACTCTCATTAGAGTTAATAATGTATTTGGCACACCTAAGATTACGACGACTACAGAAACTGTAGATCTTTATAATCAAAGAAAGTCTTCAAATACTGCTGGAACGGGTACTCTTGTTGGAAAGGCAAGATTATACTCACTTAGCTTGTCTGATGCCCCATATAGCGGAGCAACGACTGAGTGGGACTTGTATTTGTTTGACGTACAAACTTATACATCGCTCACATTAAATCAGGAGTTAACATCAGCACAAGCACCTGTAGGTTCATACATTAAAGGCGTAAGTAGTGGTGCATCTGGTTTTACTATTGATAATGGCACAACCATTACTCTAAGACAAACCTCAGGAACTTTTATTGACGGTGAGCAACTTTTAGTTAATGGCACAACGGAAGTCTCTAGGTCTGTTAAGAGCACTATTGTCTATGGTATTGAAGATGTAAAATCTGTATATCAAGACACCAGTACTTTTTCTGGATACTCTGTAGACTTTGTTGCTGATACTGTCCTGCAGAAGAGCAACTTAAAAGGATTTGGAGTTGCAGATGCAATCACTGTCACAACTGGCGGTAACGTAACTTCTCCAGGAAAGTCATTCTCAGGAGTTAAGATTGGCACAATCTTAAGATATCAAATTTCTGGTCTTAGCACAGAAACATATAACAGAGTTTCTTCTGTAGCATCTGATGGTTCATCAATGACCGTTGCTTCAGTAAGTTCTGTTACTGGAGTATGTGACGGTGGACTTCCAGGGTCAACTACCACTGCAACATTCTCCGTAGGTATTCCTTTTGCTAAGAATAAAGGTGGTCTTTATTCCAAAATTTCATCAGACAACGTAGCATCTGTAGACCTTGCAGATTCCAACTTAGTCTTAACGAGTCAAGTTACTGGTGAAACAACTGATGCAAGTGGATCTCTTGTAATTCCAATTTCTTCAGTGGGAATTACAAGTGCTCTGTTTGATAGTTTTGATGCTGAAAAGTATTCTGTAATTTATAGTGATGGATCTATAGAAGATCTTTCTTCTGACCAATTTACTCTTGATGGTGGAGGATCTCAAATTACTCTGACAGGTCTTACAGCATCTCAGAGTAACGTTGTAGTTAATACCACAGTTAAGAAAATTGGTATTAAGAGTAAGAATAAAGAGTTTAATAGAAGTAACAAGGTATCAATTTTAAATACTTCTTCTGGGGTATCTACAAGCACCTCTGGACTAACTACCAGTTACTACTATGGTACTAGAGTTGAAGATAAAGAAATCTCACTCAACGTGCCCGATGTAGTTAATGTTGTTGCTGTTTATGAATCTTTAAACTCATCATTACCATCCTTAGATTCTCTTCAGTTTCCAAGTGGTCTTGCATTAGATACTAATTCTATCCTTGGTGAAAAGATAAAGGGTAGGACTAGCGGTGCGATTGCACAGATTGTTACTAGGTCTTCTGCAACATCAATTGAATACGTATATTTAAACTCTAAAACCTTTACTGTTGGTGAGTTAGTTGACTTTGAAGAGTCTGATATTACTTCAATTATTCAGACTATTACCTTAGGAAACTATCAGAATATCACTAATAAGTATGCCTTAGATAAAGGTCATAGAGAAGATTACTTAGATTACTCAAGAATTGTAAGAAAGAATGATGGATATGTGCCATCACACAAACTTCTGGTAATCTTTAACTACTACACTGTCCCAACAAGTGATAGTGGTGATGTATTCACTGCAAATTCTTACTCTGATGATAGATTTACACGTGACGTTCCAATCCTACCAAGTGGAATAAGAGCATCTGATACCCTGGACTTTAGACCAAGAGTATCTCCATTTACTTCATCATCAGCATCACCATTTGATTATGGCAGCAGAAGTTTTACCACAACTGCTGTAACTCCATCCGAGAGTTCTCTGATTGGATACGATTTCTATCTTCCAAGAATTGATAAAGTTGTTTTAGATAAGTTAGGCAACTTCAGTGTTATTCAGGGTGTTTCTTCCCTCAATCCAAAGCCACCTACAAATGTAGAAGAGGCAATGGATATTGCTACCATTGAATATCCAGCATATCTCTATAATACTGACGATGTAAAGATAAGCGTCGTTGATAATAGAAGATATACAATGAGAGATATTGGTAAGATTGATGATAGAGTTTCTACACTTGAGACTTTAACTTCTCTCTCACTTCTAGAACTTGATACTAAGACTTTCCAAGTTAGAGATGCTGATGGTTTCGATAGATTTAAATCTGGTTTCTTCGTTGATGACTTTAAGGATGTTTCAAGACTTGATAGGGAGTTGAGTAGAGTAGATGTTGATAGTGCAAATGAGGAATTAATTACTCCTATTGACTTTTATTCATTCAAACCAGAAGTATCTCTCAATCCAGATATTAATGTAGAGACTGCTGATTTTTCATCAAATCTTGCACTTTTAGATCCAAATGTCCAAAAGACAGGAGACTTGATTACCCTCAAATATTCGGAGAAGGGATGGATTGAGCAACCTCTAGCATCTAGAGTTGAAAATGTCAATCCATTCAATATGATTGAATATAATGGTAATGTGGAAATTTCTCCAACATCTGATAGTTGGGTAAGAAACATTTATATTGATGGTGGTCAAAGATCAATTACTGGAGACTTTGATGGGTCTTTCATTGAGACTATTAGAATTTCCAGTGTAGCAGATGAATATATCCGCTCTAGAAACGTAGCATTTTCTGGAAATGGTCTTAAACCTGTCACTAGATTCTATCCATTCTTTGACAGCACTAGTGGAATAGATGTTATTCCAAAACTTATTGAAATTGAAATGTCTTCTGGTGCATTTGAAGTTGGTGAAACTGTACACGGTTTTATTGGCAGCACCAGAGTATTTTCTGCAAGAGCAATTCAGCCAAACCATAAGACTGGTCCTTTCAACAATCCAACAACAACCTACACAGTAAATCCATATAATACAAGTATTACACTTCCAACTTCGTACTCACAATCATCCACAATTTTAAATTATGATACTCAGTCCTTGGCTGATGAAGTTGTTGGTAGATTCAATGGATACATTACAGTTGGAATGATTCTTCTTGGTGTTACTAGTGGAGCACAGGCAACAGTATCTAATATTAGAGTTGTTACTGATGTATTTGGTGATGTTGCTGGCACATTCTTCTTCAGAAATCCATTAGCGTCTCCACCACCTCCATTAAGGTTTAGAAACGGCACAAAGACATTCAGACTTACATCAAGCTCTACAAATACAGAGCCACTTCCTGGCAGTCTCTTAATCAGTAGAGGTCAAACTACATATGAGACAAATGGCATCGTAGATACTTACAGACAGACTAGAGTAACTGTAAGAAGACCACCCCCACCACCACCGCCACCACGTCCACCAGTACAGGAAAGAAGAAGACCTACACCACCTAGAAGACCTAGAGATCCTCTTGCACAAACTTTCACTGTTGATGAAACAGGTGCATTCCTAACATCAGTTGATATTTTCTTTGCCAATAAAGATGAAAGTCAAAAAGTAACTGTTGAAGTAAGGACTGTTGATTTGGGAACTCCAACAAATCAATTGGTTGATGACTTTGCAAGAATTACTCTTGACCCATCACAAATTTTAACATCTACTGATGCTACTGTAGCAACAAATGTAAAATTCCCTTCTCCTGTTTATCTGCAACCTGGATTTGAGTATGCTATTGTCTTACTTTCACCATTCTCAGATAACTACGAAGTTTGGGTTGGTAGAATGGGCGAAAAAACCATCAATACAACCACTCTTCCAGATGCGGAAAGCGTTATTGTAACTAAACAGTATCTTGGTGGAAGTCTCTTTAAGTCTCAAAATGGGACTATCTGGACTCCAAACCAGTTTGAAGATATGAAGTTTAAGCTTTATAAAGCGGACTTTGTACAAAACACTGGCACAGCATACTTCTACAATCCAACGTTGGATACAGAAGATGCATCATCTGACCTGATTAGCAATCCTGTAAGAACATTACCAAGAAAGTTAAAAGTTGGAATTACAACTACAACAACTCTCAATAATGTCTTGAAAGTTGGCAGAAAGGTAAGTGATACTACTTCCGCTACTGGACCTCATGGTTACATTGAGCAAGTTGGCGGCAGAATCAGCACCCTTTCAAATAATTTAGTTGGTGCTGGATATAGCAATGGCACTTTCACTGGAGTACCATTCTACTCTATAACTGGATCTGGCACCGGTGCAACTGGAATTGTAACTTTCTCAAGTGGACAACTTACAGGTAATCCAACTATTACTAATGTTGGTAATGGATATGTTATTGGCGATGTGCTTGGAATCACAACTACAAACGTTGTTAAGGGTAAAGGTGCACAAATTACAGT